TGCCAACCTTGCCAGTTTCATAGTAGTTTAATAACCATTCAGTATCGTAGTTGACACTGATGTTAGTCATATCCATAGGAGCAGGAAAGTTAAAGTCATCCTGTTTTATATCCCATAGTGTCTTACCTGTGTTACCTACAGGCATTGATCCCCAGTCCTTAGATGCAAGGAACTTCTGAATGTCCTGATGTTTCCAGTTAAGACTTGCGTAGATTGCTGATCTACGAGATCCACCCTGCATAACTCTACGGCCAATCTCATTAATCATTTGCATCTTAGGTATTGGACCTGAAGCTTGTCCACCTGTACGCTGAATAGGTGCTCCCTCATGTCGATACACACTGTAGTCAATACCGATACCACCGCCAGTCATAAGGCATGACTCAGACTTCCAGCTTAGGTCAGCCCAGTCTTGTCTACTGTCTTCTTCAGCTTTCAATAGGTAACAGTTGTTGAAGAATTTATTAGGTCTTCCTGCGTAGTACAGATACCTACCACCAGGAATAAACTTCATATCAGCTATGTACTTAGCTAAGTCTTTACGTTCGTCTACTGGCATATGCTCACCACATACGTCCTCGACTAGTGTCTTAGCTAATGCTTCCCAAGATTCACAACCTTGGTGACGGTACTTATGATTGAATATATCTTCGCTGAACTTAGAGCGAAACATAGGGTTTAAATTTGATTTGAAAGCCATTGGCTAGTCCTCTTCGTCAGGCATTAAGTAGTCAGTATCTCTAAAGTAATCATCTAAGTCAATGAGACCCTCGTAAATTAAGAGCCTTACTATAGCTTCTTCATTGATATCAGATATCTCAACTATATCATCTAGACTATGACTCAAGCAGATTACTCTAGCTAATTCATTTATGTCACGTCTCATAATCTTCGTCCTCAATAGTCTGCATAAGATCATCAGGATCTAAACAAATGAGATCGAGAGGATCTATGCTAATCTTAAAGTGTTCTATAGGAACCATTGCATCTTCGTAGGTTTCGTAGTGAATTTCAACTTCAGCTATCTGCTCTATTGCATCCTCTACTGTGCACAGATTTATCCACCCGCCTTCTCGTTTGTTTGGATTTCTGTATGGACCTTCTACAACCCAGTGAATTAAGAGATGCTTCATTAGTTTCCTCTCTCAGCCATTCTGCTGGTATTAACTTATCAGCGAACTTAAAGCCGTTCTTGATACACCAGTCAGCGTAAGTAGATTTACTACCTTTGTACAGTTTTGAGTTACTGTTGCTGAAGATGAACCTAATGTCTATGTCAGGGTGTTGCTTCTTAACTTCTAGATGTTTCCTTCTGTCAGCAGATACAAACCTACCCTTGGTCTCGACTACAATACCATTAGGCAATATGAAATCAGGTAAGTACTTGTGAGAGATAACCCACTCGATCCTTACAGTCTCATACTGGTAGTCAATTCTTTTGTTTTTAAGAAACGACGCATTGTCAGCCTCAAGTCCAGATCTAAACTTACCTAGATTCTTTTTGTTTGTAGGCTTACGTCTCTTAGTTGGTTTTCTGTGCCTAGAATTGTGGATCATCAGGTAGATACTCAGGGACTCTAGGCTCTTGCTCAACTTTAACTAAATGCTGAAGACCTGACGAATAGATAAAGGATCTAAGTTCAGGCCAACAGATGTTCTTAAACTCACAGTAATTACAGGTAGCACACAACTTAAGATTAGGACTATCTCTGTACTGAGGTACAGGCTCAAGCCTACTAGGAGGATTATCTGAAGATACCATAGCTTTGATGTCTTTGATCTCTTCTACTTTACCTTCGATATCCTTAGTGAAGTCATGTATATCAAGCAGCAGTTCACCTGTGACTTTATTAACTACAAGAAATGCACCCTTAGTCTTTTGTGTAACCTCAGGGTCATCCTTAGCTGCTGCTACATATGAAGAAAGCTGAGAGATATAACCAAAGTTATCCTTGGATCGTAGCTCACCTTTCTTAAACTTTTGAAATGCAATAGGAGATGCCGACTTAACGTCCACTGTCATACCGTCGATGACTGCATCTCGATGTCCTCTGATACCCTCGATCTCCATCTTACCCTGTTCACCAGTTACATGATGTCCAGCAGCTTTAGCAAGATTAAGAACGAGAGACTCAAGTAGGTCTCCAAAGAAAAACTTAAGAAGGTCACTGCCTTTATTACCAACTGCTTCTCTTGGTTCATTGATTCTATACCATAGTTTACGTTTACATGGAGCACCTAGTCCTGACATGGATAGTCTAGCTCGATACTCTTCAGGCTTAGAGAACCTACGATTAGATAGGTCAGATATTTCCTTGCCTAATATAGCTGAGATGTAGCTACTCCAGCCACCCTCGCCTTTAACTACAGAATAGATATCACCAATTAAAGTTGTGATTTCCTTCTTCGTATTCATCTTCTTCACCTTCAAATTCTAAGGAGTCTTCGTCTTCAAAACCAAAGACATACTCTTCTAGATCAAAGAAGTATTCCTCCAGTTTCTTCAACAGACTAGCGAAGTCACTGTCGTATTCTTCAACTAATTTATCTAACTTAGATGCTGAGATAATCTCTCCTGTAGTACTAGCCAATTTAGATAGTTTTTCTAGCTCAGAGATTATGTACCAGCATTCCTCAAAATTACGGAGAAGATCATTCTCTAGAGACATATCTTTTATCTTTTAAAAAGGGGTAGTCCCAAGGTGCAGGCTTGAGACTGAGTTACGTGGCCTCCTACACAGGCAGAGAAACCTCTAGAACCTTGGTCCTGAGTCAACATTTGAAGCACCACTTGAAGCATAAGACACAAGGCTAGTTACACCTACAGCCTCAAGAGTTACGCTTTCGCTTGGTGAGTTCGGTCCTTTGTAAACTCGGAAACTAATCTTAGCTTTAGTTCCGTTACCGATTAAACCATCTTCGTCAGGATTCCATTTGGTAACATACTGATTGATGTCGTTACCTTCTTCTGCATCCATACGAACCTTAGCTGCCTCGAAGTCAAAGACCAACGGAGCATCTAGAATCCAATCGTCACTCATCTTATGCTTACGCTTGAACTTAAACTCGAATGAACCATTACCTAAGTCTTTAATTCGACTAGCTGTAATCTTAAAGTCATTGACTAGTTTATCTCTGGTTTCCTTAGAGATTGTAGCTGAACATGAGTACTCACCATCTGGATTGTACTTAGTATCTTTGTTAAATGAAAAGAGTTTAGGCCAGGAAATCTCAGCTTCAACTACTCCTCGTTTCTCGAATTTAGACATTTAATTAGACTCCTCTAGTAATGCCTTTGGGTTTAGGGTTGGATGTATTAGCATAGTTAATCCTCTATGTCAATAGGTTTAGTGTGTTTCTCCCCAGTTTTTTCCGATGTCTGAACTTCCTGCGAGTGGGCAGAAGAGTCCAAGTTTAGTTCCAGTTGTTTCAATCGAAACTCTTTGAATAAGTCCGACTGTTTCTGCTGTTTCTCTGTCACCTTTTACCTCAGTTTGCCATTCGTCGTGAGGCCATGTTACTAACTTGTAGTCTATGCCTCGGTCATCTAGCTGCTCAGTCCATTGCAGTGCTGAGTGTTTCATCACAACTGCTTCACCATTCTGTAGCATACCAGCTAGAGTCTTATGCTGCGATGGTGTCTTAACTTTTCTTCCGTCTAATCCTATAAAGTATCCTTTCGCTGCTGCCTTAGGAATGTCCTCGTTCTTTAGCTTGGCTAGACCTGAGATAGACTGAGTGAAGTTATCTACAGCTTGACCAGCTTCTCTTGTGTTTACTCTTAGTATCTCAGCGATCTTACCTACACCTGCACCTAGAAGAAAGGCATAGATGAAAGTCTTAGCCATATCTCTAGTAACGTGACTCATGCCTAGAGCCTTACGATTAACATTGTGAATATCAGTCTCGTCCTCCTTCTTACCTGAGACAATAGCATCTACATACTCTTCTGACTTCATAAGATGAGCAAGTACTCTTAGTTGAATACCCTCAGCATCAGTTCCAACCAGAAGACAATCGTTAGGAACAGTAAAGAGAGACCTGAGCCTTCCATCGTATCTATCCTTAACTTGGTCAACAACAGATCTAGGTTCGCCATGAAACTTAGCTGGTATGTTAGCTTGGTTAGGTGAGGAGTGAGCCATACGTCCAGTCCATGCACCTATGTGTTGAAACCTACCATGTATTCTACCGTCACTGGTTCTAGCTTCGCAGCCTATCCATTCTTCTAGACTTGACCTACGTCCTTCTAGAGTTAGCCACTCAGCTAGTCCCTTAGCTCCATCAGGTGCAGTGTCAGGTAGTGTAGCTAGATTGGTTTCGTTACACATCCAACCGTATCTCTCGAACCTCTCCTTCTTCTCAGGAATATCTACACCTTCTCTTAGATAGAGGATGTGTCCCTTTGTTTTCTCTGTAGGTTGCCATCCTGCTTCCCAAAGCCTGTCAATCCTATCCTTTGGACTGCCCGGTTTAAACTCAACCCAATCGTAACAAAGAAGCTTCTCATCCTTAACCTCAGTTTTAGGATATGTACGTCTAGCTTTAAGCGTAGCAGCGACAGGCGTACCATCTTTCTTTCTCCTGTTCTTTAGTTCGTTGACTACCTCAAGTTGCGGAGGAAAGTCTACTTGAAATTTAGACTCAAGTTCAGCCATTCGAGATTGCACTTCAGATAGACAGACTTGTGCGTCCTCTTTGTTGAACTCAAATCCATTCTCATGCATCCTCTGACAGAGCCATTGGATTCTATGTTCAGTATCTAACCCTGGAGATAGTAGCTCAGGTAGAAACTTTTTGTATAACCTCACAGTTATATCTACGTCATTTCTACAGTACTCTAACATCTCATGTGATAGATCTGAGAAGTCCTTGAAGTTACCTTTGTGTAGTTCAAGTCTTCTACCCCAGTACTCTAAACTGTGTCGTTCCTTTACTCCTTTGATTGGTGGATTCTCGTAGTTAAGAAACCTAGAAACTACAAGAGTGTCCAAGACTTTGGATTCAGGTATGACTTGGCCTAGTAGTCTATTGATAACTGGTACGTCGAACTGAATACCATTGTGAAAGACAAAGCGATCTACACTAGCACAGTAGTCTATGAACCTTTGCTTCTCCTCAGGTATTCTATCGACGTATGTAAACTGAGCCTGTTCTCCAGTTGATACATCCTCAGCACAGATACACCAGATACAAGTAGCGTCTAGGCTATCCGTCTCGATATCCATAGCTACAACTCTAGGCATACTCAGTCCTCTTTCTGCTTTAGGTCATCCATAAGATGTATAACAACAATCTTAGTTTTTATTTTTACTAAGGCTCTTTCAGCGTAACCTATATTTTTCTTAGCGATATCCAATTCATTCTCAAGTTCACAAACTAGATCTTTGATTTCGTCTAATGCAATGTTGATTGACATTGGTTTAGTCCTCGTCGAAAGAAGTTGGATAAGTCTCAGACAGTGTAAAGCTATCAGGATCGAAGAGCAACTGACCACCGAAACCTGTTGTACCTGCTGGTCTGTTCTTGATAACTGTTAGAGTTGTTGTGTTGCGTTCTCTATCTGACTCAGCAAACTTATCTCTGGCCAACTTAACTACAACTGAGGCTCTCTTACCTATCATTCGGCAGTCTCTTATCTGTCCTTCGTCATTCTCGTGAGCGATAGTCACAATACCTACGTTCAGTTCAGATGCAAGCCTAGCTAGTTTAGTTGATAGCTCAGACAGAAACTGTTCTAGTGTACCATCTCCGTGTTTGCTATACCCTAAGTCTTGGATTGGCTCAAAGAATATGTATCTACATTCACAGGCTGTAGCGAAGAACCTAATTCTGTCTAGTAGTTCCATTGGGTCATCATCTACACCCATAGTAAACTGATAGAGCATTCCGTTTTTAGTTAGCCTTGTGATGCTAGACTCTACGTCAGTCTCCATCTCATGTGCTTCGACTAGATCCTTTCTTGTTAGGTTGAGACCTAAGTCATAGGACACTAAGCCTAACAATGATCTACGTTTGGACTCTTCGTTATGCCAGATAGCTATAGGTACATCAGGATGGTTCTTCAGAATATTAAACTCAAGGAACCGCATGAACTCCGTCTTGCCTATGCCTTCAGGTGCTTGAAAGATTGTGAAGTGTCCTTGCATAAGGCCCAGGATTGTATTGTCTAATGCTTCGATACCTGTAGGTAGATACTTACTGTCCTCTCCTTCGTTGTAGATCGAGAGAAACTGTTCAGTTGTATTGAATACGTTCTCAGGTGTGTACTTGTTAGCGTTGTACCATGCATTGCGATACTCGTAGGTAGCTCCATCCATTAGAAATTCGTTAGCATCTTTGTACTTGTCATGAGCTACACGATAGATCTTATTAGGAAACAAAGCACAGAGTTTAGCTGCTACTGCATCGCTCTTGCCATCGCTATCGAAGCTTACGTAGATCCTCTCGAAGGAACCTAACCAGTCCTTACACTTCTCGAACATACGTTTGCTTGGGGTAGCTGAAGGCAGAGAAACTACAGGATACTTAGAGCCTAGCATTTGGTAAGCTGACATAGCATCTAGCTCACCTTCAGTTATCGTACAGGCTTTAGCACAACCAGCATTGAAGTACTGCATACCGAACAGTTCATCAGCCTTGAACCCTCGGTCAGCCTTGAAGATCTTAGGTAGTGTTCTGATCTTTCTACCACCACTAGGGTAAATATAGTATTGCTCTATGCTTTCGCCATGTGAATTGATTGCAGTACCTACAGCATAGAAACCCATAGTGTCTTCAGTTATTCCTCGATACTCTCGATGGACTGTGTGTTTTTCTATAGGAACTACATTAGTCTGAGCCATTGGGTATGATCCTTCTTCGTCTTCTTTAGAAAAGCTATTGATAGGATAAGCTACAAGATATTCATCATCGTAGGTAACTCCTTTAGCTGGGTAACCTTCGCCACAACTATGGCAGTAACCTACTTGTTTCTCTTTGTTGTAGCTGAATGCATCTGTTGAACTACAATCAGGATGAGGACAGGGTATGTGACTTAGTTCTTCCATTTTGTTTCTATCCTTAGGTTATCCTTAGGTATTATCTTATATGATTAATAACTAAAGGATTATATATCCTTAGGTTATCCTTAGGTAGGGGCTGAGGTCAGCGTTTGTCAAGTTTAAAAATTGAAAAAAATCTGTGGATAACTACAAGAACTAGATCAAATCGTAGCAAAAGTAGAAGAAAAACTAGAGAATAAAGATGTTCAGATTCCATCGTTGTACTTCCTTTGGCTTAGTGCAGCTTTAAGAAAAGTTATCTTGGTATTAGCTTCAGACATAGCCTCATCCCAAACCTTAGGATGGTAGCTTTGTTGGTGCGTCATCATGTAGTCTCTGAATTGAATCCATATCTTAAGATCTCTTTCTATGTCTTTGATATCTCTGTATTCTTTGGTCACGCTGAAGTACCTCCAGTGGAACCAAAACCACCTTCACCTCTGTCAGAATCTGAGTTGTTAAGTACATCAACTTTGTCTACTTGAGTGTCAGGTACTTTGTGGAATACCATCTGAGCTACTCGGTCACCTACTGATATTCTAAATGGAGTCTTGCCTAAGTTAGTCAGTACAACTTTAACTTCTCCTGTGTAGTCTGAGTCAATAATTCCTGGTGCGTTCAGTACAAACACAGATTTCTTAGCTGCTAGTCCTGATCTACTACAAATAAAAGCGCACATATCTGGAGGCATAGACATGGCAAAGCCTAAGCCAACTACCTTAGTCTCACCGGGGAAGATATCCTCTTGGTCTATCGACGTTAGGTCATAACCTGCTGATCCATCTGTAGCTTTGACAAGCATTCTAGAATCTGGGTGTAGTAATTTAATTTCAACTGTCATTGGTTTGTCCTTTGGTTATGCTGAGGCATAGATAGCTGCTGAGTACCATGTAGGTGTGTCTGAGTATCTCCATCTAGCAAACCCAGCCTTGTCACCTACGTAGTAAGCTCTGTAAGCCTGTATAGCATCGTCTCTTTTGTAGTGGTCAGGCATACACTGAGGAGGTACAGTCAGCTTTCCATCTGGTATGTTATTA